GGGCGGGAGAGGTCCCTAAGGACCCCCCTAATTTTCAACTAATAAGCGACTAAGCAGCCCACTCCACACATGATATGGAGATTTTAGCATCGTCGCGCCGGAGCCCACCATGGACTCCCCCCCCATCCATTGCTCTACACCATCCTCGTTCAGTCACTCTTCTGCCCTACCTCGCCACCCGAAGGTTGGAAGTTCCTGTGTGGCAGCACAGTGGGTAGGTCCCCTCACAGTCGAGCAACAAACCACGTCAAGCTTGACGGGGCCGATACAGTAGTAGAAACAATGGAACAGTACGGAGCTTGAGCAATAACGGTTGCAATCCCGCACTTTGAGTCAGAACTCGTTAGCACCTTACCCTTAGCTCCTACCCCCACGATCGAAGGGGAAGGGATGGCGCTATCACTTACCCAGCAGACCAACCATCGACCAGCTGCTTGTAGTTGACACTCCCAGCGGGTGGACTCGTAGTCTACTGTGGCGTAGCGTGGACCAATACTGCGCTGATTCTCACCTTGCTGTGTGAGAGAAGAAGTGTAGGTTGGATCAGAGAAGACGATCGTGTACTCAATAAAGAGTTCGCCTAGAGTCGCTGGGTCCGCAGCGCTCGATCCATACGTGCACACTACAATTCTTCCGAAATCCACGAGTTTAGGATCGGATACCCCATCGTCCCTCACAAACCGATAAACGTTATCGCACGGGATGGTCAGCACCTTAGACTCGGTCGCAGCTGCCTCGATATGTACAGGGAAGTTGTACAGCTGCGACTTGGTGGTGGGCAGTGGATCATTACTATCGTTAGTGAACGCGATTGCCACACGCCCAGACGTCTCAAAGCTACAGGTGCTAGTATAGCGCACCCTCAGGGCAGTCAACCTATACTTGTTGAACTGCGAAGCCATGAGGCTAGTCTGGGGAAAAGTCTTAATGGTGCCAGGATTGACCACCCAATGGTCGGTTAGTGGAATAGTACCCACGTGAGAGACAATGTCAGAAAGGTATTCGCACTTGGTAATTGTCATGGATTTCCCCGCAAGCCCGGGACCCTGCCTAGTGGGCCTGGCGACACGAGCAGTAGCACGAGGTCGTACAGGCACGATAACATCAGGCTGATTCTGCAACCCCAGCACAGATCGAGCGGTGCGCTTCTGTTTCGGGGAGAGCGAAGCCCAACCCCTATTAAGAAAACGCACTGCCCAAGCTGCACCAGTAGCAGCAGCAGCAGCCAGGCGCGGATCCTTCCCATACTTAGCGTCCATTAGGTGTGGAGATTGTGATGTGTTGATTCTTTGAATTGTTGTCGGAATAGTGCCAAACCAGCGTTGTATCTGCCTTACAAGCGCAGGAAATTAAGAGACCACAAAAGCTAAGTACGATGATTTGTTCTAGCGTTACCAGTGGGGGCAAACTAAAAGTTGAAGGCAATATGAACCTCCACCTTATCAGCAACAACAACCCAATTACCCCCATTAGTAGTGCTAGGTGCTTGTTTCCGCACAGCATCCTTGGCTATGTCCACTTTAGCTTTTGTTTTCCCCCTCTTCCCGGCTGGTTTCACCATCAGTTCAGTGTCTACAGGAACGTCCATTCTAGGATAGGGTTGTTAAGGTCACCAGCCGGGCCAAAATCGAGACTAATCCAGGTGCGACGCAGTTCAGCTTCGGTGGCCTCCTGAACATCTGGTAAGATGTCGAAGGCTTTCCAAAAGCTAAATCTGGCAGCATCGGAAATCTCAGAATAGGCCCGGTTGGAATTGAAACTCATATGAAACAACCCACTAGCGCTAACCTCTTTCAACACTGGGAGTTTGACATGACCTCCCGCGCGCTCGTACATCCTGTAGAACTCCTGCACAATAGGCACCCCTCCGGCTATAGATAGACCGCACTGCCCCACAGCTTTAAACCATTGTTGTGCATTCTTCACTGTATCCCAACGAACCATAGAAAAAGCGTCCTTACTTAGGCTGACCTTCGGATCTCGCACCATCACCCACTTCTCACCATCATATACAGGGGCCATCTGACAAAACCTAATCTTCTCTGGTTCATAGACTGGTTCCTCTGCGATACATGTAAAACCAAAGTGGAGCCACGCTGTCGTTAACTTATCCACGACACGCCCCACGTCACGAGTTTCGCATATGAGAACACAATCGTCACCATTGTTGATAAGTCTCGCGTCTAACCCACGGCAAATGTGCTTGGTGATAAGGCAGGCTAAGATGCAATTTCCTAAGGCAGTGTTCATATCGCCGCTCATTCTACAGCCGTCAACCTTATACCGGATAAGCCCGTCATGGGCAAATCCAGTACCATAATTGCGCAACTGCCATGATAATAATTGTTGGAGCTCACGGTCGCCTTTGAATATYGCCTGATAGATAGAGTGCTCAAATTGTAGCGCGGGCACAGAAACATGTTGGTCAAATCTGCTCATGTCAAAACCAATAGCAACAGGCTTCTGGAATTGTTCCCACGCACCGATGATGTGACTGGCGACTTCCTCGACATTATACCCTTTCATAACACACGGACCCCCCCAAATCTTATCCAATCCCCTGTAAATGTGGTGCTCAGTCTTCTTGAGGTAACGAGCAACTTGCAAATTATAACGAGGAGATCGGGGCTGAATGACACGTGGTGCAGGGTCCGGTTTYAAATCAACACAAAAYTTCTCCGCCTTCGTRAAAGTGCGAAGATGGGAATCCCGACGRTCAAGAGGAATTTCATCAAGAGATAAGCGAGCATTGTGATACACGGTGCGCTTCCTGCCCTGATAACAATCCACCACTTGCGCAGCGGAGATCCGGGTATGCAGCCCAACGATACGCACAAGCCGCCGCTTTAAATATGCCAATTCCTTGAATGCATTGCGGTCGGGTTCGGGACACGGAACCAGGGTTTTGTTGACCTTATCTTCCACGTAGAAGACCCTTTCCAGCAAACCCCGTCTGAGATTGGCATAACTAGCGTTGTGCACACGATACTGCAATCCAGTGCCAATCTCTTGCTGGTAGTAAAGTCTCCTAGGTCTCACGAGGGCGTTCCTTCTGACCTCGATCATGTTAGGGTGTGTCCCCCTCCAAACTTTTGTACACACACCCTCGAGGTAAGATAGGCCCCCCTATTTGTGGTAGGTGAAGCCCCGTTGAGCAGGGGCTCCCCATAACACCCACCACAACTGCTGCCAGCCAGCAGTGCGTTCTCCACTCCTCAATATCTTGACCCACCAAGGGTCAACAGTAACCGCAGAATGGAGCTTCACCCGAGCAACATAAGCAGCGTGGCTATTGAGTTGAGCCATTGCTGCTATCTCATCATCATCGGGGGTGAAGAGACCAACCATCGCTGCATGACATACTTCCTTTGTGTGCAGCACAACCAGATGGTGATCTCGGCACTTGCCAACCAAGAACTTCATGGCAGCAAGCTCGTTGGCGCGGGTAGCGGTAGGCGTGCCACCAAAGTGGCACTTAGCCTCCGCAATCAACCGGCGCAAAAACGAGCCACGGGCATGACGGTTGGTGGTGCGAGTGCGCACCACCTTTGTCTTGCCCTCCTCATCCGTCTCCTTGTCCTCGATCTTCTCGAGGCAGTCAGCTAATTCGAGCTCTGGAGCGGGATCGTCCTCACGTGTTATGCTGAGGACATGCTCTCTTACCGGCAGTGGCGGGCGCGTTTTTGTGTGGTCAACTACAAATTCATACGCGTCCCGCACCAGGTCAACGGAAACTTCCACAGTCTTTAGGGCAATGCGCAATTGCAGGCCTGCCAGCCCCACTGCAACTAACCCACCTGTTAAGGTGGTTCCAACGAGCAGTTCACTTAGGATTCCCATGGTGAGAGCAACCAGAGATAAGCATTCAGCAGCTTACCC